CACTGGAGGACAAGCACTTCTTTCAGGATTTACGATTTCTGGTGGTGCCTCTCTGGTTAATGTTGATGATAAAGCAGCACTGCAACTTGGAAGAACTGGTATTGGTACAATCAGCGATACTTACACTCTTGCCTGTGCATCTCCTAATGCCAACAAAGCAGCACTTGCTGTACTTAACTGGATTGAACAAAGGTAATTATTAATTGGAGGTTTATTATGAGTGATAATGTATATCTTGGTAATCCGAATCTAAAAAAAGCAAATACTCAGATTGAATTTACACAAGAACAAATTTTAGAATTTGTTAAGTGTAAAGATGATCCTGTATATTTTGCCAATAATTATGTAAAGATTGTTTCTTTGGATGAAGGTCTTACACAATTTCACCCATATCATTTTCAAGAAAAGTTAATCAATAACTTCCACAATAATAGATTTAATATATGTAAGATGCCACGACAGACTGGCAAGTCTACTACTGTGGTTTCTTATCTTCTTCATTATGCAGTATTTAATGACAGTGTAAATATTGGCATACTTGCAAACAAAGCAGCAACCGCAAGAGAACTTTTAGGTAGATTACAAACTGCATACGAAAATCTCCCAAAGTGGATGCAGCAAGGTATCATATCATGGAACAAAGGTAGTTTGGAGTTAGAAAATGGCAGTAAGATATTGGCAGCTTCTACATCTGCGAGTGCTGTCCGAGGCATGTCGTTCAATATCCTCTTCCTCGACGAATTTGCGTTCGTTCCGAACCATATCGCAGATTCCTTCTTTGCATCTGTTTATCCTACTATTACTTCTGGTAAAAACACAAAAGTCATCATAGTCTCAACACCTCATGGTATGAACCACTTCTATAGGATGTGGCATGATGCAGAAAAAGGAAGTAATGAATACGTTCCAACAGACGTTCATTGGTCTGATGTTCCTGGTAGGGATGATGCATGGAAAGCATCCACCATTGCAAACACATCAGAGGCACAGTTCAAAGTTGAGTTTGAGTGTGAATTTCTTGGGTCTGTCGATACTCTGATTGCTCCAAGCAAATTAAGGACACTAGTATATCAAAATCCAATACAACGGAATGCCGGATTAGACATATACGAACCCCCACAAAAAAATCATGATTATGTAATGACAGTTGACGTAGCAAGGGGTGTTGGTGAAGACTATTCTGCTTTTGTTGTTGTAGATATAACTCAATTTCCACATAGAGTTGTTGCAAAATATAGAAACAATGACATTAAACCAATGTTGTTCCCAAACATAATTTATGAAGTAGCAAAAAATTACAATAGTTCTTTTATTCTTTGCGAAGTTAATGATATTGGTGATCAGGTAGCTTCTATTTTGCAATATGACTTAGAATACCAAAACTTGCTCATGTGCTCAATGCGTGGTAGAGCGGGACAAATTGTTGGTCAAGGATTTTCTGGGAAGAAAACTCAACTTGGAGTTAAGATGTCCAAGACGGTTAAGAAAGTTGGATCACTCAACTTAAAAACTTTAATCGAAGAAAACAAACTCATATTTAATGATTATGAAATTATTTCTGAATTAACCACATTCATTTCAAAACATAATTCGTTTGAGGCAGAAGAAGGTTGCAATGATGACCTGGCAATGTGTTTGGTGATTTATGCTTGGTTAGTTCAAATGGATTATTTCAAAGAATTAACTGATCAAGATGTTAGGAAAAGATTATATGAAGAACAGAAAAACCAAATTGAACAGGACATGGCACCATTTGGATTTTTGAGTGATGGTTTAGATGAGACAAGTTTTGTTGATGCTGATGGGGATAGATGGTTCACTGATGAATATGGAGACCGTTCTTTCATGTGGGAATATATGTAATGGAAATTGATAAGCAAATAAAACTTGGACATTTGCTTTTGTTGGATAGAAGATGTAGAGTTTGTGGAGAAGTTAAAAATTTAGTAGAGAGTTTTTATAGAACAAGAAAAAACAGAGGAGCAGTTCCATCTTCATATTCTTATGAGTGTAAGCAATGCACCATTTGCAGGGTTTCTAATGCGCGTTTTGCGGACCAGGGGAAATGGGAGTATCCTGACTGGTAAATGTTCATGCACTGTTTCCCCACTGAAAGTACTGCAAATTCTAAATAATTTGTAGATAAACTGAGATTCCAGGAGAAAAACATGGCGACTCCTCAATTATCTCCCGGTGTAATTACCAGGGAAGTTGATTTAACGGTCGGGAGAGCTGATAACGTATTGGATAACATTGGTGCTATTGCTGGCCCATTCCCAATTGGTCCTGTAGAGGAAGCCACGACAATAGCTACCGAGCAGCAATTAATCGAAACGTTTGGAAAGCCAATATCAACAGACGCACAGTATGAGTATTGGATGAGTGCTTCATCTTTCCTCTCATATGGTGGAGTATTGAAAGTTGCTAGAGTCGATGGAGCAACTCTCAACAATGCTAACGCAGCAGTCGGTTATGCTAATACCGATTCTTTGAAAATTAAAAACTATGATGATTATGAAGCTAATCATTCATCAAATACTGTAGAGTATGCATACGCTGCAAAAAATCCAGGATCCTGGGCAAATGATTTAAAAGTCTGCTATATTGACGATCTTGCAGACCAGACAATTGGAATTGGAACAACCAACCCAGCAGCATTCGGTGCTGAAATTGGATTTGGTGTAACAACAACTCTTGCCAACACTGCTATTGCTGGAGTCGGAACAACCTCAGCATTTGATGGTTATCTGAAAGGTATCATCACTGGAGTTAGAACTGACGCAACAAATGGAAACAGTGAGATTGATGTTAAGGTTCTGTCTAGAGTATCTGCCGCTGGAACAGAAGTTTCAGTAACTTATGCAGAGGGTAATAATGTAGCATCCTTCCAAACTGGAGATGCAGTCTTCTTTGTCAATAACAGCGGTATTAACACAGGAACTGTAACTGGAGTTGCTGATGGATATACTTCAGGACAAACAAAGGATTGGTACGATTCTCAAGTTTTGAGTCTGACCAATTCAACCATTTATTGGAAGTCTATTGCACCAAAACCATCTACAAATAATTACGTATCTGATAGAAATGGTAAGAACGATGCATTCCACATTGCAATCGTTGATGATACTGGATCAGTAACTGGTATCAGAGGAAATCTTCTTGAAAAGCATGTTGGACTCTCAAAAGCATCTGATACTGTATCTGCAGTAAATTCTCCACAAGTAATTTACTACAAGCAATATCTTGCCAACTTCTCAGAGTACATTTATGCAGGTAAAAACCCTGCAGCAGCTGTTGACGGATACAACGGAACTGCTCCAAGAGCAACTGGATTCTCGACAGCATATACACCAGTCACAACCGCTGCTGGTCTCTGGGGTCAAAAAGCACAAGGAATTACCTTCAGTGCCCTTGGTAACAAGACATACACATTTGGTGGTGGAGTTGATTACTCTGCACAAAATGGACAGAAGGCAACCCTTGGCGATCTGATGACATCATATGAACTGTTCTCAAACAAGGACGAAATTGCTGTAGATTACTTAATTCAAGGTCCTGGTTTAACTCTGGAAGCAGAATCACAAGCAAAAGCAAACAAACTGCTGCAGATCGCTGCCGACAGAAAAGACTGTGTTGCTGTTGTGTCTCCTCATAGAGCAAACGTTGTTGATGTAACAAACACAACAACTCAGACAAATAACGTTATTAGGTTCTTCAGCGCAGTTAATTCTTCTTCATACGGAATCTTTGATAGTGGATACAAATACACTTATGATAGATTCAACAATGAATTTAGATATATTCCATGTAACGCTGACGTTGCTGGATTGATGACAAGAACTAACTTGACATCTTTCCCATGGTTCTCACCTGCTGGTCAGCAAAGAGGTGTTCTGAACAATGCAATTAAACTTGCATACAATCCATCCAAGACTCAAAGAGATCTTCTCTATGAAAACAGAATTAACTCTATTGTTAATCAACCTGGAAGTGGATCTCTCCTCTTTGGCGATAAGACAGCATTAAGTTATCCTTCAGCGTTTGATAGAATTAACGTTCGCAGATTGTTCTTGACCGTTGAGCAAGCACTGCAAAGATCAGCAGAGGCTCAACTCTTTGAACTCAATGATCAAACTACAAGAGCAAACTTCGTAAATATCGTTGAACCATATCTCCGCGATATTCAAGCGAAGCGTGGAATCTTTGACTTCTTAATTATTTGCGATGAAACAAATAATACTCCTGACGTAGTTGATAATAATGAATTCAGGGCTGATATTTTCCTGAAACCAACCAAGTCTATTAACTACATTACCCTTACATTTGTTGCCACCAGAACGGGTGTAAGTTTTGAAGAAGTAGCTGGTAGAGTTTAATTTAGATTAAAAAAACAAGGAGGAACTTAAAATGTCTACTCTCAGAACGATCACTGATTTTAAATCAAAACTAGTCGGAGGTGGCGCAAGACCTAATTTATTTGAAGTTGAGATCCCATCATTCCCAGTGGCAGCAGGAAACAATGTTTGGAGAACTGGTGTTAACCAGGAATCCGATACTTTCAAATTCCTGTGTAAGGCTGCTAACCTCCCAGCATCGAACGTAACTCCAATCGAAGTCCCATTCAGAGGAAGAGTTCTTAAAGTTGCTGGAGACAGAACCTTCGACGTTTGGAGTGTTACAGTCATCAATGATGAAAACTTCTTACTGAGAAATGCTTTCGAAACATGGATGCAAGGAATTAGTAAGAACAGTAACAACACTGGCGCTACCAACCCAGCATCATACATGACTTATGCGCTTGTCCATCAACTTGGAAGAGGTGCTGACAGAGGAGCACAATCAACAACTAATTCCCCCGCAACGGGAGGAACCAACGTAACTCCACTGAAAACATA